TGCCCACCCCACTCGTCATTATAGTGAGTAGATATACTTCTCATATTATCATACACCAAAGGGCCCGAATAAAGGTTGTTTGTGTTTCTATTATACTCCATAAAGGTAAATAAATCCTCTATTACTTTGACTGTAGGGCATAGCATTACATGGCAATCTAGTACTAATACAAACTGTCCTGTCGCCTCTTCTACAATCTTATTTCTGGTAGCAGAAGTTCCATAGGTTGAGTCTAACTTTATAACATTTACTGGTGAAACGTTATTACGAGCAAACCTTTCAAGAGTTCTGCCATGGTTACTGTCTTTATTGTTCTCTACAATAACAAATTCGATATTTTGTAGTAAATCTCCCCTATTGTTAAATATTAACTCCTTTCTAATGTCTTGAATCGTAAAATACGCTCCATCAAAATCAGTGTGATGAGCCATTCCAATAGTTAGTTTTTGCATTTTCTTTTTCCTTTCCTAAAATTCTTAAAATAAAATAAAATAAAATTATTAGCCGTAAGGGGTAGCACATGGTGCCACTACATAATCATCAGCTGTGGAGCCCCAGGTTGCAGGGTCTCTTCTTCTACATGTCTTTCCAGGGTGGAAAACTGCGGATATGGTCCAATCCTGGTCTGTCCACCAGTCACACCCCTGCTTGTCTGTCATCATACAGCTTGTATAAACCACTTCATAGCCTGGATATTTGTATGTATGACAACAAGATCCCCATCCACATTTGTTTTCTGTTTCTGGGTCGTCTATACCAATGCCTGCACAATCATCAAATGAGGTATAATAACCCCCTGCCCCCCGATAACACCCGTCCCCGGCACTACAATGCCACTCACCCGGATCTTCAGCACAAATCTCGTTGCAATTCTCAAGTTGTTGTCCTTGATACCAATCTCCGTGAAGATCTGAACACTCTGGCTCTGTGAGATACGAACATTGCTTTACGGGCGGGGATTCATCACTCTCAAAACAACAAAGACCGTGTGTTGCGGAGGGACAAACATCGCAATCTCCCTCTAAGAAGGAATATCTATCACCAGTACAATCTTCTTTAGTACGAGTAGTACACTCTCCTAATTCCGTATCACAACAGACTCCTGGAGCTTCTGTTGTTGTAGTGGTTGTCTTACAGGGCGTTGAGGCTGTTGCATTACGTTCGGGAGTATAATTCGGTTCGACACATTCATATCCATCACAACACTCTAAGCTTTGCACGTAATCCCGTTCCCATTTGCCGTCAGATTCTTTCCAATAACACGTTGTGTTATCACATGTGCCACAGTAATTATCGAGGTTTTTATTAGTAATAGCAAAGAATGAGTGAGCAAACTGACCTTGACCTTCTAAAGTGGGCACGAAATGAATATAATCAGCACCTAATTCCGGTCCACCTCTAACGATCCATTCACATTCCCCATCACACGGCGTACTTTTTTCACTGGTTATACAGTTGGTTTTAAAGGTGTATCCAATATCTTTTCCAAAATCATTTATAGTATCTAATGAAGGATTAGCACAATGACATGAGTTTGGTGGTGGTGTAGGACAAGTTTCACAATCCGGCGGGGTGGCGTTCGGATTTATTTGACTGTTCTTCTGATACCAAACGGAATCTGGCAAGAGACCGCAAGCCTTCTGTGTTAAAGCTTCACATGCACCCCCATAGTAACAACAAGTACCCTTTGGGCAAACCTCGTCACAAGTAGGTTGCCCTTCTGGAGTAAAAGTATCGCTATATGATGTCCATTCTCCTCCAGCTCCCTCAATCGTATCGTGGTAACACTCAGCTTCAATAGTAATGCTACAATCACCCAAAAATCCTGGACAACAAACTCCCAGTGGAGGAGGTCCAGTGGTTGTGGTTGTGGTTGGAGTGACGGGACAGTCAAAGCAACTTTCAATTTCGTCGTCATACCATATACCACCAGCGGTGTCACACTTATCCTGAGAGGTGTATGGGAGACCGGCGGGATCTTTCTTGCATTTTCCGTTTCCAGAATCAGGCTCTGCAACATGACTTGTATCACAACAAAAACCGTATTCTACAACAACGCAATCTTTCTCACATTGTTCCTTTGTTTGTGTTCCATTCTCGTCTATTTGACATGACCGCGTTTCGAAGCCATCAATAAGCTGGCTTTTGCATGAATACATCTGTTCTGGAGCTAGTGTAGTAGTTGTTGTGGTCGTAGGTTCAGGAGTTGTGGTTGTAGTCCCTGGTATGCATTTGAATGTTGTAAATTCACCACCAAGAGGTTCTGCTCCATGCTCTGGACATTGACAACCCTCGGGACATGTCTCTATTAAGGTCCACACACCTTCAGGTGTTTCGTTATCTTGGTATTTCCAAGTACATTTATTTCCACCACAGGGATCATCTGGATCAGGAGTAGTAGTGGGATCAGGAGGACAAGGGGAAGGCTCACAAGCTGTATCTTTATGGAAAATTGTTAGTGTCGTAGATCGAAGAGTATCGCACTGAGATCTCGTGTGTATATTACAACGCCATTTATTATCCATCGCACCTAGGACACAACAAGCACCCTCGTCACCTGGATCGCCCGAAGGATCTGTCGTGGTCGTAGTATCTTCCGGATCTGTCGTGGTCGTGGTCGTAGTATCTTCCGGTTCTGACGTAGTCGTGGTCGTAGTTGTAGGCTCGATTGTAGTAGTTGTGGTAGTTGTGATAGCACAAGCCAGTTCGCAAACTTCTTTTTTCTCTAGTGCATAAACACAACTGGGATAATTTTTTTCATAGTATAAACAGTTACTGTAGAACATACATTCATCACTGTTGGCTAGGACTCCGATTATTTTATCAACGCAGGATCTACACACATAACATCCATCAGGATAGTCAGACGGTTTCGGCGTAGTCGTAGGCTCTGACGTAGTCGTGGTCGTAGTAGTCGTACTTGTTATACATCCTACGTCAATACACGTCTTTCCTAGGAAAAAGCCAGGTACAGTGTCTTCAGTTCCTTCAAATGCACATTCTGCATCAGTTAGATTATTCTTACAATCGATTCCATCTTCTGTTTCAAAACAACAAGCTCCTAATCCTTCTCCTGGTCCAGGAGTAGTTGTGGGTTGCGGACAATCTTCACATCCTCCATCAATCCACATTAAAGACGCAAAGTTGACTGTTGTTGCTAGATTAATACACGTTACATAGTCATACTCCGTACATTGTCCAGTTTCAGTATTACAGCAAGATCCTGGAGTTGCCGTGGTAGTGGTTGTACAACAACCACAACCACCAAGACCGGTCGCTGTAAACTCCCAAGTATGAGGCGTATCAGCACCTCCTGGACTAAGAATTTCTCCAGTAAAAGACACTCCTGTAAAACAATCCGTACTAAGTTCAGGACTTGTCCATCTATAAGGGTCATCAGCATACTTACTTGGATCGCAAACGAAAGATCCGCTAAAGCTGCCCCCACAACTATATTCATCCTTTCCTGAGTACTTATTGTTGCCATCGTTATCTCCACAAATTACCGTATTTACTTCTACAGGACAACCTTGAAAATTAATCGACCAGTAATGTGGACTACACGCCGTCTCAGGACATGCCGGTGGTGGCTCAGGAGTAGTTGTAGTAGATCGTTTTCCAGGAGGTTCAGGAGGACCAACAGGAGGTTCAGGATCACCAGTGGGAGGTTCAGGATCACCAGTGGGAGGTTCAGGATCACCAGTGGGAGGTTCAGGATCAGGTTCAGGATCTGAACACTCAACGTTATAACAAGATCCGTCGTCTGTAGCAAACCACTTTGTCGTAGTAGCACTAGCCGTACACTCCTCTTCTGTCTTACCACCGGATGACGACCAGCTACCACCACCTTGATCAACACAGCAACAACCAGTCTGCGGTGTTGATGTTGTTGTTGTCCCCCCCCCACAACAGCCACAATTACCAGCTCCAGTTGCTGTAAACTCCCACGTCGGAGGATTTTGAGAATCTCCTGGACTAAGAGTTGCTCCAGTCAAAGACACTCCTGTAAAACAATCAGTGGAAAAACTTAAAACTGTCCATCTAGCAGGATCGTCACCGGCTTTAGTTGGATCACACTTCCAGGAACCACTAAACCCACCTCCACAACTATATTCTCCAGTTCCTGAATAAGTATTATTTACATTTGGTACACAAAGAACTGTACTATGTGCTTCAGGACAACCTTCAAAATCAGCCGCCCAATAATGAGGCTCACATGATTCATCAGGACATGCTGGACCTGCGGTAGTTGTCGTAGTGGAAGTACCAGTAGTACTAGTAGTAGTACTAGTAGTACTAGTAGTCGTAGTGTCGCACACTTCACAGCCCTGATCTTCATGCCAATTTCCTAAACCTGAACATTCTTGAGAAGTTAAATCAGTACCAAGACAATCTCCCTCATCAGTACAGCAAGCACCGGTTGGTTTTGCGGTAGTAGTAGTAGTAGTAGTACTAGTTTGAGTTGTACTGGTAGAGGTACAGTCCTTACACCTGTTAACTAAACTCTTATTTGTAGCAGGAGGATATACTTCTTTAAGACCATCTAAATCAGTTGCACTTCCTATTACACCATTAGGCCATAATACATCAAAATCTATACCTTCATTAGCCCCACCGCCCGCCATAATAGTTGTAAACCCACAATTTCTGCACAGATGGGCAATACCTATCATGTGTCCTATTTCATGAACCAGTGTTCTTTTAATAGTAAATCCAGAACCTGTGTCAACCCCATCCATTCTCCATGTTTCAGCAGAATCGTAATGAGAATCACCTGCTACTGATCCTATTGATCCTAATCGACTATTTGATTGAGGATAATATCCATGAGCTAAAACACTCCGAGGTCCATCAAATTTATGCATTCCGAACCTAAAATCTCCAACATTACTGTTATTAGGTATAGAATATGTTGTATCTATATTACCATCACTGGGTATGTTATTATCAAGCTCATCACCTAAGTTAACAAAGTTCAACGTAAGCCAAGGGCATATATGCTCAAAAGCTGCTTTCCAAATCGCCAACGATGTTTCTGTTGTTGATACAAATTGTTCATGGGTTACACCGCTGGACTCAAGAGTGCTACTTGAATGAACTGGATATCCTTCATTAAGTATCATAGTTCCTGCAATTATAAAACTGTAAGTAATTGTAATGGTAGTAGGAGTTTGGTGCACATCTCCCGTAACCCTAGCAATCTCTTTAATGGCTCTAGGGTGGATTACCCCTCCTCCTCCTCCCTCGCCACCGCACACGTCATAATTATAAGTACAAGTAAGAGTACTCCAATCACAACAAGGTCTTCTACTACAGTTGTGAACAGCCACGTTCTCTACAAAATAAATGTTGTTTCCGTCTAACTTTAGATCATAAAGTGCTGTTTCCTCATCGCTTTCTTTCAACTCAATCGTTTGAACAGATTCTTCACCTCTTGGAGTTATAATTACATCTCCAATCTCAAGATCCCCCACGATATCTAGGTGGGGATATAAAGTAGAGGCGACATCCGAATCTACAGACTTTAATCCGTCTTCAGTATAAATTGGATGATCGTAGCTAAAGAAAGCTTTCGATCCATTTAAAGATACTAGTTTTCTGCGACCAAGAACGGTTCTTTCTAAACCTATGACATTATTATCACTGTTTAGAGATTTTACCTTATCGCCAATAGAAACATCTTGTATGTTTTTATAAGTTCCATCGCTCAGCAATACCTTAGAGTCAGCTATAAAACAAGTTACTTCTGAGCAATTGTCTACTATTTCGTCAACGCAGTCACTATTCAAGTAAAATCTACTATTAGTCCTAGAGAGGCAATCAAGTACATTTACTTCTTCTTCACATGTAAGATCGCCATCATGCTCAACAGCATTAACATATTCGGGATCTTGATGCGAAATGACATAATTTGGAACCTGTACGATAGACGAGTCTAAGAAACAACATGCCCCAGTTGTAACTTCCGTTGGCGGTGGAGTAACACAACAACAATTCGACATACTGTAAACCCCAATATTAGCCTGAACAACTCACATAAATAGGTCGATTTTCTCCATTTACTCTAGCAGTAATGACATAGGCGGCTCCACCTGTAGCACCTGGACCATGAATATTTAGCTTTGGATCTCTATTAACAACGAGCACAGTACCTTCCTCGCTTCCTCCTGGTGCATATCCAGACCACTCATCGTAAACTTTAACAGTCATCCATCCACTTGAACCAACTGCGGGGTCAGCATTGGCGTAAATATACTCTGTCATGATTCCTTCTAAGTGACCAAAGTTAGCAGGAACTTCTTTAGTGGTATCATAGCTATCAGTATTAGCTTGAACAACATAGTCTCCAGAAGGATTTACATAAGCTCGCAAAACATCATCATCATACCAAGTTTGAATACCTGATATAGAACTGTGGCCTGTTATTGTAGGATCTCTTCTAACAGACAACGGAGCGTCAGGAGAAAGAACAGCGTCACCAATAGAGACACGTCTTTCACTTGTATTACCTGCTATACTATTCTGAATATTCAACCTATTTGAAAGATGTCCTGACCCATACATTAACCTTTGATTGTCGAGAAGTGCTGTCACTATCTCGATATTACCCGTTCCCCCGGCACCTCCAATAGCATAGCTCCCACGCATAGCGTTTTCGCCAATACCTATACTGTTTGGATTTGTAGCATTCAAGCCAGCACTAGAACCAATAAATATTGAATCAGATGATGAATCTGCATTATTACCGGCGTTTGTTCCTATAAATACAGAATTATCGATATTGTCTGAATCATATCCAGCACGATAACCTATAAATGTAACAGCTGTGTCTGTATCTAAACCAACATTAGGAGTAGCGGCATAAGCACCAGCCTGCGTTCCCATCATAACTGAGTGTCTCCACCCAGTTGCTTGAGTTGCAACATCACAACCAATAAATACAGAACCGGAATTATTAATGGTGTCAACATCTGCTTCACCATTACTAAACAAAAGGTTACAGTTATTAGCAACGCTAGCAAAACCACTGCCCACATAATTTGCTAAGGACTGTAAACTCATTTTACTCATCGTTGTGTCAACTTGAGCGGCAACATAAGTATTAGTACTCGTTGCATCAACAGCAAGAGGCAAACTAGTAAAATCAATATCACCAACAGTAGCTGTGCTTAGTGTTGATCCATCAGAAAATCTAATATCTCCCCTAAGTCTAAGATCACCACTGATTGCAACAAAAGGTCTTCTAGTACTTGGAATAGCAAAAGATGGTGTATTGGTCATAGTGCCACTAGGATCAAAGTCAACCAATGTCTTAGCAAATCCAACAGAGTTACTGAACCTCATTGACAAATAGCCTCTAGCATCAAGTGCTGAGTCTGTGTCTTGGATATTAATAATACTTAAATCTCTAGATCCATCATTATCATTTTGGATACTAAAAACATGTTCATCTTCAACAATAGAAAAAACGGCATGATCAGAAGGTAAAGAATACAGAGAGAAATTTCTTCCCCTGTCTCCTCCTAAAGAGCCTTTAATTAGCGGAGTGGTTCCAAAACCAATTGCTAACGTATAATCTCCTATGTCCGTTATCTCATCATCCCAAAAAAGTCCTGTACCAATTAAAATCGAATTTATGGGATAACCCGCATACTGACTTCTGTGGAAGGAATTCCCGTCCTCATCATACTCTAAGGGATAAGCAGCGTTCTGATAACCTATAACAACGTTACCAGAAGCATGGTTAGGACCACTAAAGCTATTAGAACCAACAACAGTGTTACAGACTCCTTTTAGCTGTGATCCGGCGTGCATACCCAACAAGGTATTATCCCTTGTTGGTATTTCGTCTTCAGAAGCATAAACAAAAAGTGTCTCACCTGCCCTGTAACCAAGAACAGTATTACGTTCAACAGGATAAGAGCTAGTATTGGGATCGTCATAAACAAGAGCCCGTGAATCAGCATCACCTGCTGCATACCAACCACCAAAAGTATTATGATGTATATCACCATATAGGTGACCACCCTTGCCATCGCTAGAAGTTCCAAGTAAATCAAACTCGTTACCTCCGTCGTCTAAGAAAAATAGCGACTGTGTATAATCACCCACGATTTTAGGCTTAACATACAGCTTACCGAAGTCGGTAGTAAGAGATGGAGTAGAATTTTGCTCTCTCAGAGATACTGTTCCACTAAGTGTTCCTCCACTATGTGATATAGTCAGCGGGGCGTTAGGTTCAAATTCCCTACCAGTGTGGTCTTTTGTAGAGCCGATGCCTACATATCCACTTTCAGAAACAGATAAAAATCCAAGTTCACGTCCAACTGTTCCACTAGGTTTTATTAACGAAAAGTCTATAATGGTTTGGTCTAGAGAAGTGCCGTCACCACTTGGGTTATACGAAATATGAAGACCGGAAGCACGAGTGTTTCCGTTTCCTAATAGTTCTAAACTAGTCCTGCTAGACCACTGTTGATTATCATCCAAATGTCCACTGCTAGAAGAAAATCTAATGTCACATGTGCCAGAAGACTGAACGTTAAATATTGTCTCTGGTAAGACGGGATTACCAGTGTGAGGCTTATTGGTAATTCCAACTAGTCCAGATCTCTCTACTATTCCTCCACCTCTTAGGATAGTAAAAGGCTCTAATATTTCTGATTGACCATTATAAATATGAGCAGATAGTCTATCACCGCTATTAGAAATCTCATCATGATATTCTAAACCAAACCCTAACATAGATTGGCTTATTCGACTAGCAAACTTTTGTCCTACAGTGACCCCTGAATCTACAACACCGTAAGATACAGTTAAATCATAACCGGAGGGATTTCCGTCTTCACCAAAATGAGTACCAGAAGAACCAATAAAATTGATATCCTCTGAGTAACTATAATCTCCGCTTACATGCACCTCTGGGGAGATATAGGTTCTATTACCTGACGGGTGATAACTTCTTACAAATACTCCATAACACCCGCTCTGAGTAGCTAAAGAAAGCTTGGAATCACCTAAAACTCTATCAGTTTGTAGGTGCTTACCAGATTCTATCTGGATACTAATATTTGATTCCCACCTAGCACGAGCCCAATGACTGTCTACCTCTAAACAAGTTAAGTTGGGGTCAGGGTGTTTAAAAATAAATCTATAGTCTCTTCTATAATCATATCCACTAGAGTGTACTTCAAAACCAGCTCCATCTAGTGCTTGATCGCTTAAATAACCACAAACAGCAGAATTATGAAAACCGTAATCTGAAGAATCACACAGGCCGCTAGTAGCTAAATGTAATGTTTTACAATCATATAGACAATCATTTATAGTGTGATATTGCAGGTCATTAATAATAGCGTTACCGCTAACTAAGATATCATTAAAATAACCGTCCCATTTTAACTCTGGGTGACCTATCGCATAAATGTTATCATCTTTTGGAACTACATGACCAGCTACTGTCATTATTCCTTGGTCGCCAGATGGCCATTCAGTTCCAACAGAAGCTTTGCCACCCGAAAAATATATTGTTTCATTAACAGACTTCCAAGGATAATTGCTGTTTCCAACACTAAATACTCCAGTAGCTGCGGGAGACATATCTCCAGAAACTTGTACAGCACCATAATCATGAAGTGTTTTTACCCCAACACCCAATTTAAGATTTTGCAAATCGCCAAAAAGCAGGGGAGGTGATCCAGACCCCGTCTCTATTCCACACAAGTTCTCAGCGTCTACGCCATACGCTCCAACATATAGGTTATAACTTGAATCTTCCCCAATATAATGACCTGCCCCGTGACCAATAGCAATATTAAAATCGCCCTTTTTTGTTGTTTGAAGGGCGAAGTTACCTAAACCAACATTTCCTGAGCCTGTTACATTCCCAGCTACAGCGTTAAAACCAACACCAATATTATGATGACCGTATAAATTACAGCCTAGTGCATGTGATCCAATAGCGGTGTTATCACTTCCAGTAAAATTAGCACCTAAAGCATAGTAACCAAAAGCAGAGTTATCTACACTAGATCTACCTGCTAGATTCATTTTATCTAATGCAAGCTCTCCAACTCTAGTTGTTCTAGTGTCTTCAGTTGATATATTAGCTGCAACTATCTTTTGATTTACCAAAAAACTAGGAACTGAGTCCACTAAATTAGCAAGACTAGTTCTTAGGTCTTCTGGGGAAATCTGTTGAGTAGAATTGTCTGCTAATAGAGAGTTAATAGAAGATATATACTCTGATTTTGTCAAAATCATATTTTACCCTATTTAAAACTAATTTGTAAGGTTGATGTATCAAACTTAACAGAATCTCCAAGGTAGATAATTCTTGGATTGTCTAGTGCTGCGTGCATAAGTAGATTTCCAGTGCCATAATCACCTGAATCAACTATCGCAATACCAGAGACAAAGCCCCAATCAACTAAGGCTGTATCGAATATAAAAGAACTACTATTTTTTATTAATCCGCTTCCTTCAGCGTGTTCTTCAGTGGTATACGACCAAAACGCATCACCAAGAGAAGATGGATCTCCAAGCTGAATTCTGGTATATCCAGTTAATTGTCCATCACTTGTCCCTGAAGGCAATTCTGGAAGAGTGCCTCCTTTTTCCTGGTTTACACCAGTATCTGAATCGTGTGGAACACCGCTACACAGGGCTATAGCGATTCCAGATGGTTTATTGAATATTTCACCTCTAAAAATATGATGAAGAAGTCCAGATTCCAAATAATCTGATAAAGCTGCCATGAAGTTGTCTCCTAAAAAAGTCCTAATAATGAAACTAGTTTACATAGTATTATACACAAAAAAAGAGCCACCCCCAATAATGTGAGGATGGCCCCTTGTGGAAGTGGGGTTGGTTTCATTCTTGTTAGAACGAGCCTAGGATAACTCTCCTATTATCAAGAACACCAAATCCAAGCTCAGCAAATCCATAAAAACCAGCTCGTTGCTGTCTATGGAGTGCGGAATCTTCAAAGATCTCTACCTGCTGCTTGACTGGCATGACAAAACTGTCACTAGTAGATTGATCAAGACCAACTACCAGTTCAGTGTCAGAAGTCTGAACAGCACCGCTCAATCCATCCGTGAAGAACGTTTGATACTCTTGACCTTCGCCAAGCTCATCAAGATCGTGCACATTCACGCCAAAGATTCGAGTAATAGGTGCTCCACCTTCAGATGCCGTATAAATCTCTCGACGAGTGACCTCATCTACTTGATCCAATCCCCAGTTTCTCACGTCTTCCAGAGCCTCTGGAGAAACATAGAGATCAGTCAAACGACCACGATTGGCAGATCCAGTGTTACCACCTGCATTACGACGCATAACAGTCTGCATCAATGATACCAATCTCTTACTAAACATCCCAGCTGTAGCATCACCATCATAAACCAAGATGTTGCGATCAACACCCGCAGCAAGAATGGTATGCCAACCATCGTCATTCATTTTCTTAACGAAACCAGCTTCCAAAACCTGCATTGCACGACCGACAATGTCCCAACGTGCTTCACGAGCATAACGAAGCAAATAATCGATGCTGCTAGTAATACTATAGGTTGGAATAGTCACATAGTCGCCCTCAACACTTCGCTCAGGAACACGACCATGACCGGGATTAGTAAAAGCAACATGTTCACCCTCAAGTCCAGGGGAAATCAAGTCAAGTGGAAATTCAGTAGAGCTTCCAGGCTCAACATTGATCGTCTCAAAAATATCACCAAGGATATTTCCTACTAGAACGCCCTTACGCAAAGGAAGTTCCAACGCTTTAGCGAATTCGCGTTGTGCAGCATATGCTACATTTTGGTCGCTATCGCCAGATTTTCTAAGCAAAGCAATGAATTCATCGCTTGGTCTTTCTGTATATGACATTGTAAAGTTCTCCTTTATGATTTTATGGGTTACGACGTAGAACTGTCACTTGAACCGTGGTTAGGCAAGTTAACATAAACTTTAGCATAGCCATCGGCGTCTTTGCGAGACATGAACCGACCGATAGCCAAGTTACCAGAAGCTGCCGCACTACCAAGAGCATTGACATTTACAGCAATATTACCAGCAGTTCCACCCGTCGCATCGGCATAAGCCAATGAACCGGCAGTAGGAGTACCAGTAATGTTACTAGTCACGACCCAGCCACGAGTCAAAACGGTGACTTTGCCACCCTTTTGAACTTCATCTTTATGCTGGTTGAGGTGAGTTCTAGTAAGATCCTTGTTCACAACATCGTTCAAAAGAATTCCAACAGGAACATCCGTAGCACCCGCTGCTGCATACTTAACAAGATTTTCACCCTGATCCAATGCTGCACCAGAAGCACCAGCTATTGCTGCTGCATCCAAAATAACAACTCCACCACGAGTCGCGGTGCCTTCATTGTAGAAGAAGCTGATATCTGTAGATTCTTCATATCTATCTGTTTTAAGAGCCATTTTATATCTCCTCTAATTAAGTTAAATTCTTACTTACTGGAAAGAACGTGATTGGTCAACCAGTCGGCAACACTAGCTCTGGTTGATTCTACTCCATCGACTTCTTCTGACTCGATCAAAGTCGCCTCGGTAGACTCTACGTTATCGAAATCGGGAACAACTTCCTCAGTCTCTACGTCTTCTTCAGAAGCAGTGTTCTTAGAAGCTGTTTCCTTTTCTTCCTCTACTGTTTCTTGTTTTTCTTCTGCGTATCTTTTCTTTTCTTTATCCATCATGGTGATCACAGCTTCGAATGCTTCGTCTTCCAAGGTAAACAAAGCCATAACAGACTCATCTTCTACATCGAGCCCTACTTCAGACAAAGAAGCTTTTCTCTTTTCTTGTTTTTCCTTCTCTTTCATTTCTGCCACGTTCTTCATGGATTCTGAAAGCTCATTTTGAGACTGAGCCAAAGCGTCTTCCAGTTCTGCCACGCGAGCTTGGGTTGACTTAATAGTCTCTTCCATTTGAGCAATCGTCAACTTGTTTTCTTCGGCAGTTTCCTCAAAAATAGCAATCTTAGAAGCAAACTCTTGATCTTTAGCCTCTTCGATCTTAGCTTTAATTGCTTCATTTTCTGTTTTAGCAGTAGCTAATTCAGACTGAGCATCAGCTAGTTGCTTTTCTAACAATGTAATATCTGACATGTTTAAATCTCCTATAAATAAATTAGAGTCATTATTGCTAACATTAAAAGTAGCTACACTTTTGGAATTTAAAATAATGCTCCTGGGGTTTGCTGGTTTAGACACTAAACCTTTCCCAGAAAAAGAAATGTTTGTTAGGGCACGCCCTAGTTTATGTCCTTCATACTCTCCAGTTCCTCCGTAAGATCTAAGATGCTTCGTAAGAAATGCAGATGCCTCATCTCTCTTGACAAGCTGTCTCTTTCCTTCTGGATCTATTAAAGCATAATCAAATCCAGCAAATAAGCACTCCATAGACACAAACCATTTGTTTTCATCTATTTCAGCTATTATTTGTTCCATTCTCCCCTTGTTTTCTGGGTCTATCCAGCTATTATAGAGAACGGCTTGTGTTACAATATCGAACTCTTTTGGAGAATTTTCTGAATTAGCGTCTACTTTTTCTCCGTTTTTATCAAGAACATAGCTACCAGTAATATGTCCTATTATATCATTTTCATCGTGCATGAAATTGAACTGCTTATCTTCCGGTGAATTACGAGCTTCCCAGGTTGCTTGAGATGTAAACACATCATCATTTTTATTCCAACCCGTAGAAACCAAAACAGCTTCTATATAATGTAAATCTGTTTGGTCTTTATTTTCAGCTACAACTCTATCTTTCACATCTTGATTTGATATAAAATCAAGTGCAGTAGCTAAATCACTCTTATGAAGATTAGCAGGAGAACAATACGCCAAGGAAGCTTGACTTCTTACGAGGTCAGCTATTCCATCTCGTTTTTCTAAAGAAAAAACTTTTATTTTACTCATATATAAATACCTCAAGAAATTATACACATTTTACGAAAAAGATCAAAAAAACACTATTTTGCATTGTAAAAATATTCAATGTATGTAGCGATAATGCGTTTTTTATAGTCTTCCATGGACATGGAAAGTGGTGCTATTTTATTCTGAATTACCAACTTTTTAAAGCTTGTAGGCATTTTCTTGTTTGAAGACACTATGTCTGTAATCAACTGAGGATTGATCTGTTGCATCAAATCTAAGTTAGTTAGAACGTGAAGTTTCAGCAGCTCTAGTTCTGAAACTTGAGACTTTGTTAGTTGTCTCATATTACTTTTCTTATTGATTGCTAAAAAAGCCCTATTGACAGTTTGCGAGATGTGCTCAAAAGACTCACTTGCCCAAACAATTACATCTGCTAGCCCAGGTACAGTTTTTGGGGTATCAACACGTTTCTTCCTAGGTTCTTCATCTTTCTTAAACAAAGGTCTTCCTCCATCTGGAGATGTGTCTTTTTCAGGTTTATTTGGCTGCAACTCCGATTCAGGTTTATGAAAAGGGCCTACTTTACCAGGAATAGTCTCCTTATCCCTTTCTTTTCCCTCTCTTTTAAGTCTAACTTTTTCCACAGAAGGAATCTCTTTAAATCTTTCTAGAATAGTCTCGTGACTAATAATGTCTCTATCAGCTAGCTGTATAAGTAAATTCTTTTCGGCAGCTTCATCTGAAAGACTCATCTGATCAAAAACAACGTGAGCAGGTTTTCTAAAGCCCATGGCTTTTCGAACAATATTAAGTTCTTTTTCCCAAAACTTAGTAAGCTGATCTCTACCATACTGAAGTCTTTCGACAAGAGTCTTAAGAGATATAAAATTGTTGGTAAATCCACCACCATTGCCAGCCATTCCCGTTAACGTGGGAGGAACACCTAGTCCAGCATAGATACTGTTTAAAACAGATTGATATTTTTCAGAACCTAAGAATTTATAGACTTGACTATTAGACTCAGTATAACTAAGCTCTGGACCCCAAACAAGCTCCATCGTTCCACCTCCCACATTACTAGCCAAGATATTACGAAGCTTGTTAATAGCAGCTTTATTTGGAAGAATCTTATGATCCAAATTACCTATCGTCCAAAGTCTAATGTTAGAAATAGCACCATCTAGAGCAGACATGTCAGCCAATCTCATCTTCTCCAACATGATAACATCGTCTAAAATAGCATAGGTTAGAGGATGAGCCCATTGCTGCCAATCGTCTTTTTTGTAATAGAACACAGACAATCTTTCTGGGTCTAGTGGTATACTTTTTTCACCCTTTTTTATTTTGTTTTTAATATTAGGTGGAAGAGTCTCAAGAATTTTTGCTGGAATATCTCCATCCTTAAAATTGTCAAAGAAAGAATTGGCTTTAATCGCAAAATTTTTCTTACCCAAGAATATATTAACAGCTCCGTCTTTCATGTCTATTGTTAGTGGGTTAAAAAAATTATATCTCCACGGGATTATGTCTTTTTCTATCTTAGGAACCTTTACTACAATATCACTTCCCATAGATTTAATATACTTACTAATATCAGGAGTAATGTTAGCAAAACTCTTGTAACAAATGACATGTCCAGTTCTGTACAAGTTATTAAGAAATCTCTCAGATCTTTCCTTACCTTCACATTTCTTAAACCACTGCTGAAAGAACTTCTCGACACTTTTGTCTTCGTGAACAATATTAATACCCTGACTACCAAAATCTCCCATTAGATCTATAACATTTCTAACAATTCCAACTTTATCATACGCATCCATACACATTTTTATAATCTTTTTCTGCTGTGTAGGAACTTGCTCCTCTGAGCGAAAAGCATAATAATCGTTCTGACCAAATCCAGGTCGTACAGATCGATTGGATTCAATATCTAAAAAAGTGCTATGACCAGCCTTCGATATGCCTTCATATGAATCAATGGACTCAGACAAACTGGCTAAAGCCTTTGCTTTTCCGTTAGGATCGCCATCATTCCAGGTTATCATAGAATCTTGTTTATTCATTATTTTTTCCTATTAGAAATGCCTAATTGAACTGTAATCGGACTGTTGTTGTATTATACACATTTAATATATATTTTTCATTTTATCTGTAAACCAACTAGGCCCACTGTAAAGGTCTTTTTTTTCTTCTTTTGTCTTAGGAGAAACAGTAGCAAACCCTCCATAGAACTCATATGTAGCAGGTTCTGGAATTCTTGAAAGAGTTCTAGCTGCCATATTTGCCATTATTAATGCAGAGTATCTATCTTTACGTTGTTTACCTTTTTTACCTGTTCCCACAATAGATTCAGGAGTATCCCACTTGTCTCTTCCAGACGCGGTTTGAGTCATTTGAATCATAGTTAACTCATCTTTTAGATCTTCTGTTTCCATTACACATTGTTCTAAAGTATCAAACACTCTATCTTTTAAACCGTCTTCAGCATTAGATATTCCTAATGTTATTGAATCAAATCTTGGAAAAATAATAGCCTTATCTTCCAAGTCTTTTCTGAGCCCGTGATTAGCTCCTGCTAACCATTCATGTTTAGCAAATTGACACATTTCTAATATATGCAGTCCTCCGTGATCGTCTGTATCCTTTGGTTTATCTTCTTCTATAACAGGCCAAATAGGTAACTCGCCCTCCGTAATTTTATCCGAATCATGCAAAGACTCCATTATAGCAATTCCTCCACCCTGAGCATCCAGGGCGATATGAATACATGGAAACAATCTCATAAGATCCCTTATCTTTCTAGCACAATATGCATAAAAATCACTTTCAGAAGAATACCCTCTCTTTACTTTTTCTTTGTGTTCTGATCTATTCGTGGTCCAGCAGTAAACAATTCTTCTATGATCTGGGTGTATTTCAAGAACCACAATACTGAAATTATCTACTTCAGAAGCAGGATCAACCCCAAAGATATATTTCTTATCCGAGTCTCCCATCAACTTAGCTTCAAAAATAATATCATTACCTTGAGAGTCTTTAATTAACTCCTTGTTATCTGTACCCTCATTAGAAACACAAGACTCAATTAACGTCCTCTTGAAGAAGCCCTGAGAATCGCGTGTAAAGCACGCTCCGAACTCCATCTGATAAATCCCCGTGTGAACCGTTGCCTTCGATCTGGCGACCTGTGAGGCATCCATAAAGCCATCTGGTAGAAGTTCATAAGGTATTCTAATAACTGAATACTCTGTCCAATCAAATTCTTCTGGAGCCTCTTCTCCACCAAAAATATCTTTAAGCTTATTTTTGTCTCCTTTGCTTTTTACAATAGCTTTCCACTTTTTCCAATATTCAGCAAAGTGGTTAAAATCATAATAAGCAGTACCGGACAGTATAATTTGATTATCCTTGTTTTCAATAGTGTTCTTTTTGTCTTGAGTTACATCTACACCTAACGACTGTGCTTTTTTCTCTGCTGCTAATCTTTTAACATTTTCAATAGGATCTGAAATTACAGCCGCAAAACCAGCAACAACAGTTTCAAAAATTTCTCGTGGAATAGAAGCAAATTCGTCACTAATGATATCATTCGCACGTTGACCACGAATCTTTTGTCCATCACCTAGGGGTAAACAAGTAATTCTACTTTTATTAATTCTCATGACACATCTATCAACATCTCTTCTTGGTCCACTATCAGAAGTGCACATGCTTCTTAGTATTGGGGCATTGCTCCATATTGTTTCCATATATTCAAACAAAACTTTAGATTGTCTAAATGCAGCACCAACAATAACTACTTTTCTTGTCGGAAGAAGTAAAGCTCTAATCATCGCGTATAACGAAAGAATAAATGATTTTCCAAATCCACGACTGGCAATAAGCATTGGAAACTTCCTGTGCCACATTTCGTGCAACATAAGTGCTTGAGATGGTAAAATAGTTATATTAAAAACGTGTTTGCATAAAAAAGAAAAATATTCTGGCCTACACATTATCCAGGTTACTCTTAGGTGATAATCATCTTCTCCTAAAGGAACTAGATCAAAGGGATTAAACACTTCCTTATCTGGAATATCTAAGCCCAACCAAGCATCGTTTATATTTTTTAAATGCGAATTTGCCATTATTTTAAACTGTCTATTGAAGGATTTGTTCTAGTTTGAAGCATAAGATCCGCAAAGCCATACTGAATAGTTTCTTCAGCTGTTAAGTACCAATCGCCATCTTTAAGTTTTTTCTTAAGAAAAGCTTTTACTTTACTCTCTGTGGGAGGGTCGAAATTCTCTTTAAAATACTTCCCCTTGATACAACCCGAAACATAAATGTCCATCATTGTTTCTGCCATTTGTTTTTCGAATTTTGCTGCATTTTGTACATCCAAAAAACTTCCTTCACAACCGTTAGAACCAAAATGACACATAAAATAAGTATTCGGCATCATAACTCTTGCGTCAGCGGCTTGTAAAACAATACTACTCATAGATTCTGCTTGTCCATAAACAACTATGGTTACATGTGATTTACAAATTTTAATGGAGTCATAAATTGCCATACCGTCATTCCAGTCTCCCCCTATACTGTGCATATGAATAATAATAGGTTTATCATTAATAATGTCTAACATCCTTATATTCTTAGCGAAGTGAGAAGCCATTCTATAGTCTACTCCAGGGTCTTCATCTGTATTAGATATATAACTATGAAGATAAATTTCTCTATGGTCTATATCAAGTCCATAGGAATGAATGTCCAAAATGGTGTCTACGTTAAGACTCATTTTTTCCTCCCGATAGTATACTGCTCGTTAATTCTTTTTAAGATACTCGATACAACTAACTTGGCTTTAGCTCTACTGTCACAAAATATAACATGAATATCATCATACATCTGAAACTCTATTAGCATTTTCAGAAGGTATTTATTAGTTATTACAATAGAACTCCATTTTTCTTCAGGAATGTCTGATCCTTCTGGGAAAATCATAAGATCAGTAAGGGAAAATTCTAAAATTAAAAACTTATGCGGAAACTCCTTCATTCTCTCTATTTCAGCCATGAATCTTCTTTTGTCTTTTCCTAAGTTAATAGCAAGTTCAGATACACTAGCTTTTCTTTCTATGCATATCTTATCTTCTAATCCTTCAAGGCTATAATCCCCAGTGTCTAGTTTTCTTACAACCATACCCTTACATGTATGGTATCTTCCACTAAAAGGTGTAAAAGTATATCCATCTTGTTCTCGACTGTCTTTTATTACAGTGTATGCAGGAGCTTTTTTATATTTAGCCATTTTAGTCTTTCCAATCCTTTTCTGGGGGTTGTATTTCAGAACATTGGTTGTAATCAACTAAAATTTCTTGGTCCTTTTTTATATATTTAATGGAAACTAACTCTTTAGTCTCTCCTTTTTGTGTCAATTCGCAATTAGCCTTCGATATTGAGTGATTATATTTAGAATTGGGTATAAAATTAATCCATCCATAGTTTTTATCTCTTAGGTGTGTTTTATGAATAATTGTTCCTGTTTGTATATCAATGTCCGCAAAAATTCCTACACCATGGATATCGCTTTTTCTTATTGAAACAGAATCTGCCATCGTTGCCGCCATATCGTGTTGAATAAACATTTTTATCATTTATTTATTTTCTATGTTGTACAATATCCATAAACAAATATTCGTATTGTTGTTCGTGTCCTGTTATTTTTTTGTGACACTCTCTACAGAGCGTGATACCGTTATTAATATCATATCTTAATATAGACGCAGAAGACCATTTTCTAATATGATGAGCTTGTAGGTTTTTTTTGTTTTTACATCTTGGCATTTGACAAGTAAACTTGTCTCTCTTATATACTTTTATCCTCCAGTCTTTATATACTGGATCGTTATAGTTTCTTTTCATTTTGGAACACTAACCCTTGAAATTGAAATATCAAGAAGTAATTCATTTATAAAAGACACGTTTTCTTTTGTGTAGTCTTGTTTTAACAAAATAGCTGCCAGCTTATAATACGCTTGGTGACAGGCGTCGTCTGGTGACTTAGCCTCTACAAACACTATTGGTTTTTCGGAATTGTACTCGTGGAGATTAAATTCTTTAAGACTGTTTATAACAAGTGTTAAATCTAGCTGAACCTTATAGAGTTTCATTAGTATCGTTTTCTACCATGAGTCTAACTAAATCCTCAAAAGAATGTTTTGGTTCCCATCCTAATATAGCCTTAGCCTTATCTTTACGACCACGTAAATAATCAACTTCTGATGGTCTATAAAACTCTGGATCTTGAACTACATAATTTGTCCAATCGCTGATACCTACTTGAGAAAAAGCTACGTCTAGGAATTCACGAATAGTAAAAGTTTTGCCGGTGCAGATAACGTAATCATCGGGACTCTCTTGTTGTAACATCATCCACATCGCTTCCACGTAATCTCCTGCATACCCCCAATCTCGGAACGCTTCCAAATTACCTAGACGCAGCTTGGGAAATTGAAAACCTTGATGCTGTGCTGTTCTCCCAGGGATATAGACCTCGTCTTTGTCTATTACAAGATCTTCTGGCTTTACAACTTTCTTTTTACACCATTTAGTAAAGTCTCCAATCCACTTTGTGATCTTTCTAGTTACAAATTCTTCTCCTCTTCTTGGTCCTTCGTGGTTAAATAAAATACCAGAACTAGCATGAGTTCCATATGCTTCCCTGTATAATCTAGTCATATAGTGTGCTGCACATTTTGCTATAGCGTATGGTGACTGTGGCAAAAATTTAGTATTTTCATCTTGGTATTTTACTTGATCTCTATCAATATCATAAGATGAACCAAACATCTCACTAGAACTAGCTTGGTAAAATCTAGCATGTATACCTAATTCTTCTATACTTTGTAGTATATTGAGACATCCTTTTCCCGTGATATCCCAAGTTAAAGCTGGTTGCTTAAAAGATACAGCGACATGCGACTGTGCTGCTAAATTATAGATTTCATCTACATCAGCGTGTTCTATTAATATACTTCCAACACTAAACACATCTGTAATATCCGCTTGTTCGAGTTTGAAACCTTCAACATCAAATAGATGTTTTATTCTTTGCGTGTTATCCGTACTAGCTCGCCTGGATATTCCAATAACTTCATAGTTCTTCTCAAGTAGGAGGTCGGCCAAATGGCTTCCATCCTGTCCTGTTATTCCAAAAATAATAGCTTTCATATCTTTTCCTTTCCAGTATCTTCTCTTATGATATCATTGTTATCTAATTCTATAAAGTATATCTCATAAACAACGCTATCTTCTAACCCAACGAATCTATGATTGTTCATGGGTGGAACAAAACATGTTTCGCCAGACTCAAGTATTGTCTCATCAATGAGGTCATATTCCGTCTTCCATTCCTGTACTAGTATTTTACCAGATTCAACATAAAATATATTATGCTTGTGCTGGTGATAGTGTTTTGAACAACATGAATCTTTTTTGATTTCTATTCTATGTACGGATACATTGTTGCGAGTAAATATTTCACGAGTATTTCCCCATATTTTACCTTGTTTATTCTACAAGTATTTTCTATTAACAAATACAGTCCCAGTATTTCTTACAAAATTTCTCTTCATGTTACTATTTGCTCTAATATGATTTGTCGATTCTGTGTCTTTATTAAATCCGTAATCATTAAATTTAGAATCCCAGTATTCTTGGTTATTAACATTGACGTGGTGATGTCCACGGGTAGTTAAGGAAAAGGTGCAAAAGACAATACGGCTTACGCTAAAGATAGAAAAGTAATTATCCATATATTTTTCATATACATGTTCTAAAAATTCAACCGACCAAGATAAATCTACTTCTGGAAGATGTAGCGGCCCAGTTGTAAAATCGTGTACAATAATATTTATATCATCTGGATACCTCAGTGTAAAATCTCCATCAATACCAACTGATTGCATACCTTTTTTTTGTGCAAGTTTCACCACCCCACCTACACTGCAACCTACGTCATACATACTTTTTGCATTATATTTATCTATCAGGTAGTCTAGTGTAGGCTCATCTAAATGGGTTATATTTGCGTGACCACCTAAATGACGCGGTAAATTACTCATGTTTAACCTTTTATGTTATTTGCATATGAAAATGCATCAATCATAGGAAAAATATCATTGCTTGACGAATAATGGTTTAACATATTCATGTACAGGTCTTTATCCATGTTCTTGTTAAAGCAATACTTGTGTATTAGGAAATCTGGAAGTTTTTGATAGTTTTCCAGTCTCTTTATAGCTTTTGGAAATGTATGATTGCTGAAATGAACTCCGAAACAATTCCAGAACGTGCCTAAAGCATAGTTTACGTGTGGTGTATTTAATAAGCAGCAATCCACAGCTATGGTAGAGTTAAAAGATATTACAAATTCTTTACCTTCTAATAGAGACAAGTGGCACTTATCTATTTCGCAGTCGTGTTTTTTTGCTATTTCATAAAATGGAGCGGCTGCTTCATTACTATTCCAAGGGTGTAGTTTTACAAACAGGTTATTTCCGTAAAATTTACAACACTTCTCTACAAAATCCATATATACTTTTCGTGAATATGGGTATGTTATGGATCTATCAGCAGGATTTTGACAGGCTAACACTATGTGTTGATCAAAAGCCTCTTTTCTTCCGTGTACTGGATTAAACTTTGACTGCATAAATGGCTTGAGGGACGATATGATTTCTTTAGCGGATTTTCTACCAGTAAGATTAAAATTCGATATCTCGTCGTAAGCATATTTTGTGTTTAAAGAGCTATTCTGGTATCCACCAAGTGTATCAATAAAGGCAGCGTTATTGAAATATCCAGTTTCCATAACTCCATATTTATTGTGAACATTGAGTCTTGTTGTATTTAATCCCCAGTATACAGTAAAATCTGAATCTAAACTTTCTACATAGGTTAATCCATACTTTTGTACATCTTCATCTTTATCAAAAGGGTTTAGGTTATAATTTGTTGAATATCTTGGTATCGTTATCTTCATCGCAATTCCTCTGTGATACTGTATATATCCCCTGGCGTGTTGACCTCTTTTATTATTTTGTTTATTTTTACAGCACTTATAGTCATTCCGTTTTCAATAAACCTTAACTGCTCAAGATCCTCTATTACCTCATGCTTACTAGGACTAAGAGGTATTTCCAAGGTCTCTGGTTTAAAGGAATAAACCCCAACATGATGATATCCATATTCTAAAGAAGCCCTTAAAAACCAATGACAAAAGTATACCAATTCATTCTCAAGTTTACTGCATATTGCTTTCACACAGTTTTTATTACTTCTTTCTGTATCTTCCATTTTGCAAATCAAGGTTCCTACATCAAAACCATCATTCAATGGGATCGTTGATTTGATTATTTGTTCAGGGTCAATAAAGGGGAGATCACCTTGTAAATTTATGATAGCATCATAACCTTTTACTCCATGAATACTTGCTGCCTCCCTGACTCTATCTGTTCCACATCTATGCTTAGATGATGTTATATAACAAACTCCCCCAAATGACTCTACGTGATCTTTAATCTCTTGTGAATCTGTCGCTACCAATGTGGTATATCCAGTATCGATTGCTTTTTCCCACACATGTCTAATAAGTGTTTTTCCAGCAAACTCTACCATTGGTTTGTTTGGTAGTCTTTTGCTATTTTTTCTGCTTGGGATAATTATTAAAGGATTCATTATTCTTTTACCGTATCTGGAGTCAAAAACGGTTGATCTACCAAATCGTCCTGATATTTATGGTATTCCGACAATCTCTCCTTTTGTTTTTGCATAGCAAGACGCATTTTTTCCATTTCTACACCATAACTTCTTGCAACATCTGGATTACTAACCAAATAAGCCAACCAACCCACAAAACTTTGCTTGCTATCCTCTAAACGCTTGACTCTCTGTTCACGAGTTGCCTTCATTTCTTTTAACATTGAGTTTTTTTTAGTTTGTAGCTCACGATAGTCCTTATTCAGGGATTCCTGTGACGCCTTCAAGGATGCCACCTGCCGCTCTAGGTTAAAAATCTCATCCCTATCTTGCTGATCTACGTCAACCGCCCTAAGATTGTTAATAAGACCCTCAAACTGAGAAATCTGCTCTATGTTCTCCTTGTTGTACTTAAGTGATCGATTCATCAGCAGTTCTAATTTTATAAGATCAACTACTTGTAGTTCTTCTGTCGGAATCACGTCGTCCCTAAACTGCGAAATGATTCTTGCCCAGTGATATTTAAATAATTCTAATTCGCCCTCGGTAAATTGTAACTTCAACTCGTTCCAATAAGGTCTATATGTCAAATCAAACTGTGCTTGTTCCTCTGAATCTGGTTCTTCCATCCAGTGTGGATTAGGAAAATCGCCCTTGGCAACTTTTTTCTTAATAAAACCGAAAACACTCTCTGGTTCTCGGTCAAGTTCGGTTGCTAGTTCTTCAAAACCGAGATTTAAATTTTCCCTAATGAATTTTTCCTCTCCCTTGGAGATTCTACCCATCTTCATAGCCATGCTCCTGTAAAATCTCGTTGATAGTTTCAATTATCTCTTCTCGTCGCTGTTTCGTTATATAGACATCATTTATCATCCTCAAATAATCCAATCTTATTGCCGCCGGTATCTTCACATCGATAATTTCGGCCATATTTTTGTATTCTATTGAATCGTAGGAGACATTGTCTTCTTTTTCATCTACGACGGCGTTTTCGTGTTCTAATTGGGCGGGTTTTAGAACTCTAACTCTATCACCATCGTCATAATGGATGAAATGATTGTCTCTAACGAAATTCTTAAGGCGATTAGACAGATTTACTGAGAGGAAGTTTTCAAGAGGGCGAGAATTATCATATCTTTTGAGGGCTTCCATACAAATTATAAAGGATTCTTGTTTTATGTCGTCTAGGGTGTATCCATAGAAGGTATACCTAGGGGCGATTCGGTTACAGACCTTTTCTATTTGGTCAATAACCTCAATTTCTGTCATATCCTTTGGAATTTTCATATTATTATCGCAAGGGTTTCCAAGAAGATCCATCCCAGAAATATCTGGGTAAAGTGTTAACATAAGCCACTGGAGGTGCTGGAGCTGCTGTAGTAGTAGTTGTGGTCGTAGGTGCAGAAGTGGTAGTAGTTGTTGTGGGTGCTGCTGTTGTAGTTGTTATAGCAATTGGATCACCCCCAATAACAAACGAGTGACTGTCTGTTACATAAGGGGAGACTAAATTATGATAACTATCAACTAGTGCAACATATATGGTATGGACTCCTTCCGTTATTCCTGTTATCGTCTCTGGTCCAGTTCCCTCTGTAACCATTTTTTCACTATCTGGTGGAGTGTCTCCTCCTACAACCGGACTATCCAAACTCCAATGCCAATGATTATATCCTTCTCCTGTAATTTCTACAGTTATTGTTGCCACATCACTTACAGTTCCATAAACCGCTGCTCCTGGAGTTAATATTCTAATACCTAAAGCTGGAGCTACGGTTGTTGTAGTTGTAGTCGTGATTGTGGTCGCGGTTTCAACGACTTCTTCTGATCTCATTTGTTGCGAACCTTCAAACCACTGCAATTGACGCCACTCACTTCCGTCGTAACCCTCAAAAGCTCTCTTAGCCTCATTAAAAATTAAATATCCTTTTGCTTTAGTCTCTGGTCTAGTGTTTCGAGTTCTAAGTTGTAATTGTCTACATCCAATATGAGAGTCTCCCCCTAATACTTCTAATCGTTCAGTATTAAGCAGTATTGGTTCATTAGCGTCGGAAACATTTTTAAGTGGGCTTTCATATCCAAGAATCTGATGGATCTTCGTGTGATCTAGTGATTCAATCTGACCGTTTGTACGACCTAAGACGGCGTTTTCTGCTAATTCGATAGGTACAGGATTGTAAGGTTCCGTTGTGCAGATAACGGAGTCGGCAGAAGCACAGAGCTGAATGTAGTTTGTTGGGATATAAGAAGAAACACAAACGTACTTAGAAGAGTCAAAAATTAAAAATCCTGTCCCGTAGAGAGAATCAGTGAGTCCGTCTGTTTTGGTAAATTCCTCAAAAGTGTTCTCCCTGACCAGAAAGTAGTCATCCCCTATTTTTTTAAGCTCCCCAATCCCTTTTTCAAGAGCTTCTATCTCATAATTCACTCCAGTCAAAGAATATTGATGAACAGTATAGAAGAAATTTTGCCCTAGGGGGATATTGTTCTGGAGAAGATCACTTTCTGTTGTTGTATAAGCAAAAAAACTGTGGACCCGCTTAAGATAGGAGGTGCCATCTGCATCTAGCAGAGGTAATAGCTTGATATACCCAGAAGTGTCGTCATACTGACCAGCACTTTGAGCAGAAGAGTTAGTTGCTATTTGGGTCATCTAGTATTTCCTTGAGGGGCTTGTCTTCTTCCTGTAATTCTTCCTTAGTCTTCTCATTTAGAGACGCCGTTGCCTTACACTCGACTTGGATGGTGCACTGTGAGGGGTTTTTCTTGTTGTTTTTTGCTTTCATTGTCACATTCCCATTGATAAAGAGGTCAATTAGATTGTTCTACAGTATATAATACACCAAAGGGACTATTTTTCCAATTTTGTTTTGGAGTTTAGGGCGATTTTGTATAAAATATAGTAATCAGAACCCTTTTAGAGGGTATCAAGAACCTATGAACTTTTAAATTATGGCCAAACAAAAGAATCACCGGGGTTTATGGCCTACCGGCTCTATGGTACAGGATCTGTACGGAAGATGAGTGAGAGGAAATGGGCGATGGGTAGAAGTTGCACCTGGGACAGACACAATCCCAGTAAATTTTGGACAGCGTTGGATGCTGGTAACAGCAAGCTGTGGCCCAGAAATGGCCGAGCGTTGAGTTTCCCCTCTCGATCCAGACCACGAAGCAATAACCGCTGACAAATTGCTTACTACTAGATACCTTATATGCTCCGTAGCATCGTATTGCTTGGAAGCATAAAAGGGGGTGTTGTAGCTACACCTTATTCGAGGGCGATTTTTCAGAAGCTAGAAGGAGCGAGACAAAAAACACACATTTAGGGCGATGGTTATAGATTGGCAAAGACATCCCTTGAGCGTGAGTGAATTGTTTCTCAACCACCCCCGCTTTTTTTAAGGGCAAGATACAAAAAAAACCTGAAGATATAACCTATGGGGTCATTATTTTGAAAAAATGACGTAAACCCATATCTCAGAAGGGTTTATGCCCATAAAGGAGGGCCCCGAACGCCGTAAACCCTTATGTGACAACGACTTACATCTATTCTGTTATTCTTTGTTATTCTTTGAGAATTAGTGGCTCATGCTGTTGACTCATGACGATACTATGTATATAATAAGGGCATGACAAACAACAACACACCAAAGGGAAACACAATGATCAAGGTCAACTCAGTATACAGTACAAGGAACGGTGGTTACTCAGCACACATCTATAAGGTAGCGGCTGGCTATAAGGTAGACATCACACGTAACAAACAAACATACGTTTACTATTGCAAGAGTGAGGGTGACTGCTATAATGCAATCACTAAGTTATCCCGTTGCACCACGTTACCCACTAAGTAAAGGAGTTATCATGACAACCATTGAAGCTATGAAGAGAGTAAGACAAGTTCGCACTATTGTAACTGAGACTATCAAAGACCTACAAGGTATTGGTTGTACTGATATCAAGAAGGAAGGTACGTGTTGGTCATTCACTACACAGGATGGTAAGAGATTCGCAGGTGGTATTGCTGCGACACATCAGTTCATAATGAATGGCTTTCCTAGTACTAAGCGAGAGACTGTACGGCTGTCATGTGACGCCAATGGTAAGACTTGGACCGAAGAGAATGGGGGTTGATATGGACTACCACGATGCATGTGAAGCGATTGTATCACGACAGGAAGCACGCCTCGAACTAGAGGCACATGGTGCCCTGTTCCATGAGTTCGCACTAGAGCGTGGCGATAAGCAGGAATACTATGGTTATGAGGTACTCAACTACTTAGGATATTAAAATGTATTTTACAACGTTTATGATTGTATGGGCTATAGTTGTGGTGATGGTATGGCGTGGTATATGGAAGGCAACAAAGGATGACAGAGATATGTGGTCATAACCCTATACTACCAAAGGCTTTAGGGCGATAGGGGCGGGCCCCTGTTGATGTAAACCCTTACACAGTAAAGACTTACAGCTATCTCGGATATCTTTCAGAATAAGTAGCCATACCTATTGCAATGTGTCGATAACTAGTTATAATGAGGGCATAAGGGATAAGACAATGACACTCACTCAAGTACAACTACACATCCAGTTCAATCAACCGCGTCCTATTCACATCAGTGTTGCACGTTGGAGTGCAATGGTTCAACAAGCGAAAGGCTAACCATGAATGATCGCATTACAGAGGATGACCTACTTGCTGCGGAGGAATGCTTAGACAATGCAATCCTTCTACAGTGGGTTGAGGAAGAGTTCGCAGAGTTCAATGAAAGAGGTGAGATATGAGCTGGCACAACAACGTAGTACGTGTGAACATAGTACCAACAAGCAAGGCCAATAAGCGTACCAAGGAGAGGATAGCACAGCATGGCCCAACGTTTGACATGGAAGACTTCGACACGCCCTCTTGTATGAACGGTGTCCCTAGTGTATACTTACGCTCGGATGATGGATGGTTCGGATGGATAGAGCAAGAGCATATCCGATGGACTAACCCGTGGGGTGAATAGTCTTACCCCATGTATACGCCTAGTGCGGCTCTATAGTAAAGGAAGAAGAATGAATAACTTACAAAAATGGCTTATAGTTTCTGGGTTATGGGTTGCGATAGGATTGTATGCGTTTGAATTGTATATGAGATATTCGTAAACCCTTATATGGTAAAGGTTTAGGTCGAGAGGGGCGGGCCCCGATTTCCGTAAACCCTTATACAGTAACGACTTACAACTACTTTGGAAATCTTGGGGAATCTCGCGGAATTAGTGGTGTGAGCTATTGACTTTTGCCGATATATAGTATATACTAAGAGCATGACAAGTAACAATGATAACACGAAAGGAAATGAGATGACTAAAATCACATTCAACAATGGCGGAAACGTATTCGGTATCGAAGTAGTAAAGATACACTTTCGGCACTTTGTTGCAAAGTTTGATGGTAAGATTATCGAAGGAACCCGCTGGCATAATGACGGCGGTTGCGAATCGAAAGCTCAAGAGATTATGAAACAAAGAGCGATTGACAACCAGTTCCAATCTTGCTAAAATAAGAGAATCAGAAACAACAACCACGAAAGGGAAACCATGAAGTATTTCAACGTTACAGTTCAAAACCCAAACACAGGACGCGAAGAAAAGCACCTGTATATCAGCCGTGACCGTTTGTTTCAAAATGAACACGGAGAGGAATACTGCAAGATTTACAGACAAGCCTCTGAGGTTATCGCAACTGAAGAAGTGACCCCGCCAAGCTGGGAAGCTGTGACCTGTAACGGTAGATTTTCTTGCGAATAAGGTACTTGACAACGGTTTGAATTTTGGTACAATAACAGAATAAGAAACACGTTCGACTGGAATCATGGGATTAGGTTTAAGAGACACTGAACGAACAAAACACTTGAAAGGAAAGAAAATGTCAGATTTGAAAATGGACAAGGATTGGATCAAAATCGTAAAGTATCTCAGGGCAAAGGGCCTCGGCCCATTAGAGGCTGAAAATGAGGCAACACGATGTCTCAAGGAAATTGACGAGGAATACGATAATAATTTCTCTCATCTCAACAAAATGAATGGAATGTGGGGTTAAAATGAAAATTCTGTTTTATTGGATAAAAGAGATTGCGATTATGTTTGTCTTGACAAGTATGGTACTGTTAAGTGCGGCAATTGGTACAATAATTCTGTTAAATTTCTAAGGAGAAAATAATGGATCATTTTGATACAGAAAAAACTTGCGAAGAAGTATACGAAAACGGCACTTTTTCTCCTGAAGATTGGGAAGATTATAATAGACATCTTGACGAAGAAGCGAATAGGCAGCTTTGGGGAGATTGGTATGATGAGAGGGAAGAGTGGGATGAGGCAGAGTCCGACCCGTTCTACGACTGAAAAAACGCCCTAAGTCCTTTGCCCGTAAGGGTTTAGGACGATGGGGGCCCGCCCCTTTTTACGTAAACCCTTTGGAGATAACGAGTTACGACAACTTTCGACTAAATTAAAAAAACTTCCCAACTAGCTATTGCAATTATAAAGTTATGTTGTATAATAGACGATATAACAAGTAAGCAATTAGTTATTTCCACAAGCACACGAAAGGGAAGAAAGATGTCAGCAACAAGTTTCAAAGAAGCACGTTTGGGTGAAAATAGCAAGTCTCTAGGAACTGGAGGCAAAGCAGAACTTTTGTTTTTTGAAGAAGCAGAAAAGCATGGTTTTGAAGTTATGTCTCCAGCTTATGGAAGTGATACTGGTATAGATTTTCACGTAACCAGTAAAACTTCGTCAGATCCTGACAAACGTAGAGTATACAACGTCCAAGTAACTAGTTGTACTGAAAATGATCCAGGTTGTTATGGTGGGGGAACTAGTCCAAGTTGGATAGTATCAAAACCTATTGCAAAAATTAGGAAGGATGTTGATATTATAGCAATTTTGATCCACAACTACAATAGTGGTGAAAAAGAAAATATTAACACAGGGGATGCTGGAAAACAAGATGTATGGTTTATAATTCCTAGAAAGGTTTATGGTGATGAACGCATGTGGGAGAATTATGGTAGAAAAACCTTTAACTCAAACTGGTGCATAAATATCAAAAAAGCTTTACTACCACCCTTAGATATGGCACGAGAAGCATGGGCTTTGTTTCGACGCCCCGGTATCAATAGTAAAACATCTGTTGATGGGTTTTTTCCTGTTGACTAAAATATCTGTAACCCCTGTCGTCGTAAAGACTTACGGCGATAGGGGCCCGCCCCGCAGGCCCTAAACCCTTTGACACCAACGACTTACGACTATCTTAAAAACTTTTCAGAATTCCTGTTGTGGGCTATTGACTTCGACCGATAATAAAGTATAATGGGGGAGTAAGACACAACAACACGAAAGGAAGAAACCATGTTGAAAGAATTAGAGCAAGCCGTACTAGAATGTTTTGTTGCCCCTAATCACATTCTACCAAAAGAATTTCATAATGAAAGAACCGGCTACGTCTCACTTGCAAAAATTGACAAAATGTGCGATAAGCTAGAAGGTCTATCACAAGCAGAAAAAGATAGAATCGAAAGAACTAGAAGGGCAGAATTGTACAGGAAACAATTGGAAGAAAATGGAGAAATTTACTATGAACTCTGAGCAGTTTGTTTGTCAGTGCTACCGACCCACGACGGAATCGTGGCTACAAGTTGAGCTACCATCCGACTTGGTTAGAGAAATGGAACCCGCTAAGATTGTCGATTGGATCATTAAAGAATTCAACGGCCAGTGGATTCCCAAGGATATGACACAAGGTTTTGAGGAAGTTGGACCAGACACACAGGTGTCCTAGCCTCTCCAAAAGGATCAATGGCAAAACAGTCAGTCAGCGAGCCAGTCAGGAGAATTTATTATGAATCCAGAATTTATGATGTTTGTAGTTGTCCCCAGCATACTTGTAATCGGCATACTTCTCTCGAAAATGTTTAAAGATTAGGGGTTGACATAGCCGATAATTATGGTAGAATGAAAGAGTAAGAAACAATGAGCCCCGGTCATACAGACGACAGTGGGTAGGCCATCAGATGTGGTGGCGAGCCTAGCGTCAAGCAACTGATGCCACTGTTTGTGGTGGAAGTCCACACGGGGTAGCCCACAACTTAGGAGAAAGCAATGCATCAGCAACCATTAGTGTTCATCGGTGAAGAGTTGAAAATTGGCACGGTCACCGCCATCCGTAACGACTGTGTCGATTTAACAAAGGATGGCAAAAAGCTATCTGCGACGTTCGCAGAAGTTGAGAATTCTATTTTTGATAAGGAAGGAAAGAAGTCATGAGTGTTTTGAAGATTAAGAGGCGTCGTGGCAGTCAAGTCAAATTTCAGTATCCTGTACACGGGTACATGAATGTTCTCCGCACCGTTGCGGGTGAACAGATTGATCACGGCACGGGTCCAAACGGCCCATTTGTGACGGTTCAGGAGCAAAACGGACAGATCCGTAGTTGCTCTGACAAGAAGATTGTTTTGCGGTGACGCCCGCCTTTCTTCCCACCGGCCCCGCAGCGGTGTATATCTGCGGGATTTTTTAACCTAAACCCTTACGCTGTAAAGACTTACGGCGATAGGGGCCCGCCCCGCACGTCGTAAACCCTTGTCACATAACGACTTACGACGATTTATTTTCTCAAGTTTAGGGGTTGACTTTGCCGATAACTATGTTAGAATGGTACTATGGGGTTGTAGCTCAACTGGTCAGAGTACCGGACTGTCGATCCGGTGGTTGCGGGTTCGAGTCCCGTCAATCCCGCTGTCTTTTTCAAACCTTCCGGTTCGGGTATAATGGGTAGCCAGCAGGTCAGCGAGAATTTCTCAAGTTTAGGGGTTGCAATTGACGATAAATATTGTATAATGAGAGAACACAACACACGAAAGGAAAAGTCATGGTTAAGTTTTCGAAAGCAAACGCAAAAATTGAAGCACTACAAAATGTTCCGTCTCTCACACCATTTTTGGAAGGTAGGAAAGTTTATTCTTTTGATTTATTGTCTGGTTATTCGTGTCCGTTCGCCAAGCAATGCCTTAGTAAAGCTACGGTAAATAGTGAAGGTAAGCGGAAGATTAAGGATGGGCCAGACACGGAGTTTCGATGTTTTTCTGCGTCTCAAGAAGTCCAGTATACAAACGTCTACAACCTACGCAAGAATAATTTTGACGAATTGCGTAAACTGGACATAAAAGAAATGGCCAAGGAAATTCTAGCAGCTATGCCGAAAGATATGGGCGTGTGTAGAATTCATGTGGCAGGCGATTTTTTCAACGAAGATTATTTCTATGCTTGGTTGGTGATCGCTAATTTAAACCCACACATTCTATTTTACGCCTATACAAAATCATTGCGATATTGGATAGCCAACAGGGATTTTGTTGATCATTTGCCTAACTTTGTCTTGACAGCTAGTTTTGGCGGTCGTGATGATGAGTTGATAAGTGAGCATGAGTTGAGGGCCACAACGGTTGTTTTCTCAGAAGAGCAAGCCGATTCTCTAGGCCTTGACATTGACCATGACGACTCGCACGCTGCCGATCCTGAGTTAAAGCATCAAGATTTTGCTTTACTCATTCACGGGACACAGCCTAAAGACACAGAGGCCGCAGAAGCATTGAAACTGCTAAGGAAAAATAAAGTGAAACATTCCTATTCTCGAACTTAGGAGGCTTATGGGTCAACTAATCGTCCTAGTAGTTTTGTATTTTTGTTTTGAATCTTTCTTTTCTGAAAGTGAGTGAGGTGTGAGGGTGGGAGGGATCGTGTGACCTCCTGCCCTCTTTATCTCTGGAGAATAAAATGAAAACCTACGAAGTATTATTGAAAGAAGTGCATAGTGTTGTTTGGAAAGTAGATGCAGACACGGTGGATGACGCCTACGAAAACGCCCTAAATGGTGACGGCGTATGCGTTTGCCACGATTACTCCCACACTCTAGATGATTTTAAAATTGAAAGAGCATAAAATGACCAAGAAGAAACTGATATTAACGCTTGAAATTTGCGGCATCGTTGCGTGGTGTGCTTTGTGTGTCATGACAATGGTAAGTTATCCGTAAGTCCTTGTGGCGTAAAGGTTTAGGGCGATGGGGGCGGGCCCCGCAGGCCGTAAACCCTTACCACATAACGACTTATGGCAATTTTGGAATTCTTTAAAGTTTGGGGGTTGCAATTGCCGATAAATATGATAGAATGAGAGCATAACCATTAACGAAAGGAAAAAAAACGATGGCTATGAAAGGTGTAAGAATTAAGTGCGGAGATTGTGGTAAAGAGTTCACCTTCACTGTGGGCGATGCAGATTTTAGGGAGTGGCGTCAAGAGGGCAAGCATATTCAGGATGCTATGCCATATCTGACCAGGGTACAGCGTGAACTGTTGATCAGTCAAACCTGTGACGACTGTTGGGCAAAAATGTTCATGATTTTTGAGGAGATTGGTGCTTGACTTTGACTTGAATTATGGTACAATGAAGGCGTTGTTAGTTTTTTTCACTTTTTGAAAGGGTACGTTATGAGAACTGAAGTTGCAGCAAGCGAAGCGTTGGACAGGGTAAAGGAAGTTTTCGATTTTTCCGTGGATAAGTTTCCGCTGTCTGGTCCTGATGGAATGGCAACGCCGTGGTATGGCTTGTTCAGGAGCGATACGGGCACTGTAGTGGGCCAAGGTTCTAAGACTGATCGCTATCAACCTCATCAAACTGATGACGTTCTCGCCCTAGTTGAAGCCGCTCAAGAGGCTTTTGATACGGACGTGAAAGTGGACTGCCATTTTCGTGACGGTCATTATGTATCAATCGCCCCGACGAATGGTCATCGACGGTCTATCTTTGAAAGAGATGGAAACGGTACTGACAACATTTTCCCGCGAATTTTTATTAGTGCGGGTTATGACGGTCGATCTTTCCAGGCTACGATGGGATACTGGCGGGATCTTTGTGCCAACTTGTCGATGCTCAAATCGATCAAATCAACACGGGCTAAAATTCGGCATACGTCGAAGCTGCGTGGTGAGATGAACGACTTGATTCGGACGTTTCAGGTTCTCAAAGAATCGTGGGGAGGTCTCACGAGCTTGATCGATAATCTTGAAAGTCGTCAAGTGCAAGTGGTTGATTATCTGAATGCGATTTACCCCCAACCCGAAGAGGACGCTGGCAAGCGTGCTGTGACGGTTCACAAGAATCGCACTGAGGCAATCATCAAACGACTGCAAGACGAATGTTATCGTTCAGGTCGTCCCGCTATGGGTGGTGATTTGCTCGTATCTGCGTGGCAAGCGTATAATGCCGTGCAAGGATATGTCCAGCACGATTCTTCAAGAAAACGCGGTTTTTCTAGCGAATTTGATCGAATCATCAACGCAAGCCGCGATCAGGCTGTCCACAAGGCCGAGTTGCTAGCCTTGGCAGCGTAACGAATCCCTTTCGTGTGGTCCCCTGCGGGCGGCTTGTAGCTGCCTGTGGGGGATTTTTATATGGAGGTGCGATGACTCAACTGTTAATTTTAGTTTTTATTTTTTTGTTGATCGAATCAATTCAAGATTAAAATTTGACGTAACCCCTTGCGGCGTAAAGGTTTACGGCGTGCGGGGCCCACCCCTTTTGATGTAAACCCTTTGGTAGTAAGTACTTATGACAAATCTATAGTGCAAATAACGTGCCATTAAAAGATTTTAAAAAACTAAAGATCCTCTTGACAAATGACGATACATATGGTAGAATGGTTGTGTGATCGATGCAAGGAGAATTTTTTATTTCTTTTCTGTTTTTATTGTGAGTATACACCTCATGTGTCTTACCTAATGAACACACTTCGCCAAGATAGCCACAGCCAGCGAAAAACAGCCCGCCAGCAAAAAACAGCCCGCCAGCGAAAAACAGCCCGCCAGCGAAAAAATACTCAAGTTCCCCTTGACATGTGTCGATAAATATGATACAATAAGGGGCGTCTTTCCTAATCCTTCCCTATCGTCAAGATGTCTACAGCCAGCGAGAATTAACAAAATGAAAACAAAACGTGGTCAGAAAATATGTAAGAATTGTAATGCAATTAACGGTGTTCGAGCATATAATTGTAAGAAGTGCAACGATCCATTCCCTATGAAAAAGAAGCAGAAAAACAAACGAGAATTAATTACTGATTATAAAACATTAAAGAAGGGCGATAGAATCCGTGTGGTGGGCGGGTCAGGCCCCTATCATCTTGATGAGAATAACGAAAAACACTATCTTACTGATCGTGGTGTGTATATTGTTAAGGATATAGAAGATAATGGTATTCATGTATACGGAGGGTCAGTGAATAATCGTGCATACTCATATCTATACATGGGAAAGGAAACTAGATCCGCCGTCTGTGATAACGTCTATCGTTCGCCCCATAAGATCCTTTTATTGAATGAAGTCTCGCCCCATCCACGTCTCAGCTAATCAACTGGTATCGTGGACAATGTGGGAGTCAGTGAGTTAGGGGTTCTTACATTAGGTAATACATACATATGTCTATACTACATACACTATATACCTATACAACAATAGACTCTTCATTCACTCAATATACACGTATATACACTGTAATGCGAGGTTTTGCATCATTTTTATACGCTTATCGTGTGTACACTTGGTTGAATCAAAATTCCCATCCTCACGTAAAATTTAGGTATC